TAGAGGTGGATACAGGAGTTGCACCCGTCTAACTGGTTTTGCAAACCAGCACCTAACTGCTCGGTCAATCCACCCATTCGTAACCTTTCTTTGTAAATCTTATATTAGGATTATCTCTTAAAGCATTTCTATAAGGTGTCCATTTAATCCTAACACCCCAGTTAAGTTCTTTTAATATATCATGCTTAGTTGCAAATCTATTTCTTTTAATGATTGCTACTATCTTTTGCAATCCTTCGCCATCTTTAATCTTAACTCCATCAAATACATTATCCCAACCATTAAACCATTTATCTATTCTCTGCTCCCATAACATATCTTTAGCTATCTGCGTTGTATCATATTGCGTATCAGCATCTAACATCTCATTAAACTTTTGTATGAAGTCAGCTTTATCATTGTATAAGTATGGATAATCTGCAGTCACCATTTCAGGATAGCATAGTTTATTTGGTAGCAGATAAGGAACTCCAACGCTTAATCCGTCCGTAGTTGATATGCTCCAAGCAGAATATGTTTGAAAGGTAGCTACTCCAAATTTAACCTGTGATAGAAACTGCATATACTCATCTCTGCCTGTTAATTCTACTTTAGTGTTCCATTCTCTATCTACTTGTGCTAATGTTGTATATACCTTAAAGTCTTTTCTTGTCTTCCATATCTCGTCTACTACTTTCACAAACCATTCCCAACCTGTATATCCTGCATCTCTATGGTTAAATACTACAGTCTTATCTCTATACTTTGTTCTTGCTTCTACTCTATCCACACCTAAATAATGTGGCTGTATAATCTTATCTAATTTAGCTATTATATCTTTATTATATGTCTTTTCCGCATAAGTCAAAACCAAATCCTTTAGCCATTTACTATTAACACCACACTCGTCCATTTGTAACATACCATTTAGATTAGTGTCAAGCATAGTTTTTAGATAAGGAGCGTTTTCAGGTACTTCAAACCAATGTGAGTATCCTATAATCTTTGGAACTATATTGCTATTGTTATATATTGAATTAGCTATTTGATTGGTGTGTTCAGGTAAATGCGAATAGATTATATCCCAGTCATTACGCTGCCAATCAATATGTTGCATAAACTCAATAGAATTAAAGTGTGTTCGCATTTGATTAATATAGGTTGGCAATTCATATATTCTTTGCTCAACATTTGGAAACGCTAGTGACTTAATAAATTCTGGCGTAAGTAATGTAAAGTGTATCTTATGTTTCTTTGACATAAAAGGAATAACTCTACGCAATACCTCTACTAAGCTATCTGCTTCTAAATTCTTTCTATATGTGTAGTTACCATAGATTAATACTTTGTAATCGTATTGTTCGGTTTCGTATGGGTCTACTGTAAATGCGGTTATATCTATCATAGGTAATTATCATGTGCTGCATCAGGCATCGGTAAATCCTCTTTCAGCGTGTTAAGTATTTCTTTTCTAACTATTTTAAGTTCATGTCTATATGTAGGCAATTCCTCAGCCAATTGTTCTAATGCGAAAATGAACTTGTCTAAATACGCTACAGCTTCCTCTCCCTCATATTTGTGGCGGAGGCCTTTGTTGTATAATTGTTGTACTCTATTGAATGCTGGTGTCATCGTTAAATGGGTTTTTAATTGTTTGTTTAAGTCTATCTTTAATGTATTTGTTGTTAGTATAAATAGTAGAATTTGCGATTTTTGTTTGTTTTTTTATCTCTTTATAGCTCATTTCTTTTACTGTATGCAATTCAAACAACATAGCTGAACTCCATTTCTTTTCTTTCTTTATTGCTTCTAACTCATTCATTACCTCACTATATGCTTTATCTATCTTGTCCGCTTGTATAGTATCAGCTTCAATTAAACTATCTACATAATCCAAGTCAATAGCATCATAGTTAGCTCCCTCAATATATTCAGCAGGCTTACCATTCTTAGCTTTGATTTTATCTATTGCTCTACTACGAATATATAAATGGCACCAGCGTAAATTAAATGTGTCCTCATACCACAAAGCAGGATTGCATTTTTCTAATAGATATATATAAAGTTCTTGCATTATATCATCAGCATTAGCGTTATCTAATCTATTGTATTTCATTTGTAATCTATGGCAATACTTTAGAAGCTTACTGTTATACTTACGATATAATAAGTCAACTCTATTACTATTCTCCTGTTGTGTTGTTAATTGCATCTTGTTGGTTTATATAATCTCTAACCACAGTAACAGCTTTGCTCCATAAGCCACTGCTACTGCCGCATAAGCAAGGTTGAGGTTCAGTAGTATTTCCACTAATTGCTCGGTAGTGACCCCATATTCTACCAGCTAATGCTCCATCTGTTAATCTTGCACCTACTGCTGTATAATCATTCTTTAATTGTTCGTATTGTTCTTTGGTATATTTTGTGTCCATGTTTTAATTAATTTTGCTGCTGCTATATTCATTTCTTCAAGTAACTTTAATTTAGATAGGTTCTGCTCGTAAGCTTCTATCTTTTCTTTTGACCAGCCTGTTGTATCTAGTCTTTGCTCGTTATTATCCATACATTCTTTGCATTGATTGTTTTAATATAATTCTTTTGCTTTTGCTTTTGATACGATTTTTGTCTGGGTGTTTCCTCTGCAAATATTGTTCTCCATAAAGCATCGTTTGCTATTATCTCGTCAAAGCGTCTTTTATTCTTTTCTTTAATACGCTGAACATCCTCTGGAGTAGCGTTTGTATTTGGTTCTCTAATTGTTTCTTTATTCATGTCTATAATTTTACACCGTCTTCGCATCCAAAGAATTCATTAAGCCAGATGCGTCTAGCTTCACAACCGCAATCATGAGTATGGAACAGCTTAAATGCAATCCACCCGGCCAAGTCTTTACCCCAGCCGAGTGTGATTACATTAATTAGACCATCTACTATGTTACCTATTTTAATAACGCAAATTTTCATAACTTATTTATTTTGTGCTATAACCATTTCATTGTTTTCTATAACAGTACCTGTTCTCATTGCTTTATCGCTTAGGTAAAACATTTCTTTATTACCTCTACGCCAAACAACAAACAAGTTGCTTATTCTGTGTATGCATACATAATCACTATTTTTTTCTTTAGATAATTTATATACTGTTATGTTTTTATCCACAGCTACTTTTTCTGCATATTCTACAAACTCATTACCGTATTTAATAATTTGTTCTTTTTCGTTAATTAAATACCAGCCTTTTGTTTTAACTTTAGTTTCATTATCCCATTCAAATTTTTTGTATGCATTTTGTCTTTCCTCTGTAAAGAACCCTTGCTTACTATCAAAGCCTGAATAAGAATAATAAATAGGCATCCCTATGTTGCTATAAGTTAATCCATTTCCAAAGTATATATTGCCAGGCATTCCACTATCATACACTCTAGGAGAGAATGATACTAGTCTTTCTTGTGCCCATGTTTTATTTAATACTGCAGATGCTAATAAGATTGCTGCTATTGTAACTATTACTTTTGCGATTTGTTGAAGTTTGTTGTTTTCCATTTGTAGTGATTGTTTGTTGGTTATTTAATTGAGTCAGTTGTAACCGAGTCTTTAGCTGTAACCAATGTATCTACTGCTACTGCAGTTGTATCGCTTGTTGTAACTACTTTTGATTGTTGAGTGTAATCAATGATAGCATATCCAGCTAATAAGATTACTGCACCTAATAAAAGGCCTGTTAAATAATTGTTTTTTAATTTGTTCATTTTGTTTTTGTTTTTGTTTTGATTAATTTGTAACTGATTATGGTCTATAATTTAATGATTTGTTTTGTTTCATGTAATATTCTATCCAGTAATGTTCTCTTTTTAATCCCTCTTTCTTATCATCTGTTTTCAATTCTTCAATTAAAAATACAGCGTGCCATAAAGGTCCGTGATTAGCAAAGCTGTTATGTAGTCTTGGTAAAGCACCTTTGTTATTTTCATAATAACTTTTATGTTGTGCAAAACGCTTCTCAATCTTATTTAATTTTGTCATACCTACATATACCTCACCAAGCATATTCACAATACCGTAAACCTTACAATTAGTATTAGCTGAATGATTTTGTTTATTATATTCCGCAACATGCTCTTTGTTCACCTCATTCCATTTCTTAAAGTAATCAGGGTTTTCTTTATTATATTTTGTAACATGCTTCATTTGAGCTTCTTTGCATCTACCTAAAAAGCCATCTTTACTAGCTTTATTACGATGCCAATACTCTGGAGTTAATGGTAATGTTTTACCAGTTTCGTAACAAGTTTTCATTTTTGGTTGTGTTTGTGCTTCCATTTTAGTAGTTTTTTGTTTTGTTTTAGTTTGAATGTAACTGCGGAGAGCGTTTATTCTCTCCGCTTTTTATGTTGAATGGCAAATTCCTCATTGTTCTTACAAGTATAAATATAACAAAATAAATAAAACGATAAAAAATAACTGTTTTTTGTAAACTTTATTTTTAATTAGTAAAAATGCCTGATATAGGATACATTACTTTACCTGCGATAGATATAGAATGTATGTTTCCGTACATGCCTTTTATTTTTACTGGTGTCTCTGCTGGAGTGCTAGAGTATGTAACGCCGTTGATTTTAGTTTTGTTGTTTTTTAATTTGAATGTTTTCATTTTAGTAGTTTTTAATTGTTTGATTGTAACCTCAAGAATAAATATAATAAAAAAAATAAAACGATAAATTTGCTAATAATAATTTCCAGTTAAAATTCTCCACGCTTGTATAAAATGCGAATGGCCTGCTGCATGTAATATCTTTGGATAGCTATTAGTATATCTATTGTATGGCTTTCCTTGCTTATATACTAAATCAAAGTTGACACCACCGCTTTCATTCTCTGACATTATTTGAAAAATTCTGCATTGTTCGTCAAGCACTATATAATCGCTGGATAAATAGACTTCCTCCATAGGTCCATTGTCTACTGAATTGCCCCATTTATCTTTGTAAGCGTATGCAGCTTCCATTGCAGTAATAACTAAATCAATAGGCCCTATAAAGCAACCTGAATTAAGATACTTGTATTTATTTGCTGAGGTATAAGGTAAATTTAATCTATGATTTTCATACTTTACTCTAGTAGTTCTAGTTCCTAAATCATAACTAGCAGCTTTTCCAGTAAAGTCTTCAGCATTAAAAACTAATTTACCTGAATAGTATGTATTATATGCATCTATAATTGCCTGTAAAGTATCAAAGAATAAGACATCTCTTGCATCTACACCAAGTACATAATCATACTTTTGTCTTAATTGCTTTAATTCAGCAATATAACATTCATTTTTAGTAAAGTAGTTATCCCAGTGCTTACCTTTACCTAAATTATGCAACTGTATTCCAAAATGAGCCGCTGATACTTGGAGCTTTATATCCATCTCTGGTTCTGTCTCCACATAGCAGCAAATCATTGACGATAATTCCACCATATTGTTTCTTATATATTTTAGCTTTGTTCTTTAATACTTGGTCTAAACCGCTTTGACTGACTTCCCAATGCAATAGTTTAGGATAAGATAATATAACTCTAAAGTGAGCTGGATAAGGTTTATATTGATAAGGTTCAACATCAGTAGACTTGTGAGTAATTACTACTGCTTCTTTATCAAATTCTTTACAAGCGTCTGCAAATTGCTTCCAGTGCATATCTTTTAAGTAACCATATAAAATAAAAGTATTTTCATCTAAATTGTTAAGTATTATATTATTAAATTCCATACAGATAAGTATAAATAAAGTAAAAATAAAATAAAAAAAGAAAGTATAAATTGGACACACTTCAGTCTCCTTACATTTTACACAGCCTACAAACTTCTATGAACCAGTCTATATTAAGCGTGTCATACTTAATAATTGCCCCATATTCATATTATGAGTGTAAACCTTTTTTGTAGCTGGTATGTCTTGTTTCCTATTTGGAACTACCCCACCAGTAAGACCCATACTCTCGTTCCGTGCCGATTATACCCTTTGGGCGATAAACTTCCTTTGTCCTGTCAGAAGTTCTACATTAATAAGTATATAGAAAATAAAAAAACATAAAAAATTGCATAAAAAAAGAGCGCTATTTCTAACGCCCTCTTTAACTATAACAATCACTACTAAATGAATTCGTTTTTAATAATCAAGGATAATTGCTCTACTGATGCTTTTAAGTTTACCATTGCAATTCTAATATCCTCAATGTCTTTTGTATTCTGTTCTACTAATGCTTCCAGTCTTGATAATCTATCTCCACATTTGCATTTATCACAGCAAGTTTGTTTTCTAAATAAGTTCTTAAACATAATCTTTCTTTTATATAAGTATAGTTAATTTACAATTTTGTTATTTCTAAATTGATTTATTATATTAGTTCCCTCAATTCTAATGCCAACTCTACTTTGTTTAGACATTGACATTGTTTCTTTTTCGTAAGTATTAATGCATACAGCTATCGCTTGTTCATTACTATCATACTCTCCTGATATTACACTCATGCATCTACTAACATAATCAGCTTGAGGTTCTTTTTGTTTTGGTTTTGGTATTGGCATATTATTTATTTTACTGTGTATGTTTTTCCATTATATCTTATTAGAGTTACAGTATCTAATTGTATAGTGCGGTATTCCCCATTATCACTATCGCTTATTAATGCCAGCTCTCCTCTTTGACTTCTAGTAATACTAGCTGCACCGCCGGCATATTTGCCCCAATACATTTCTCTCCTAGTTCTATCACCATCTAACTTTTTCCAGTATATCCACATAGTATTAGAAGCAGTAGTGCTCCTAAGCATTGCTTCAAACTCATTTTGCGTTATCTCCTGAAACGCAAATTCAACTATCTTACTATATACCTTATTCGGTGTCATCGTTGATTGTAGCGAATTTAATTGCTCTTATTCCAGCTGTGTTATCCTCTATTGATTTTATTTCGTCTGGGTTATTATCGTAATGTCTACTAATACCTAATCTACTTAATGTTCTCCATTTAGGTTGTCCATTAGTAAAATGCACTTTATCTTTTGCAATACCCACCTTTTCAGCAGTTTGATATACCTCAGCGGAATAGTTTGAATTACGCTTTGTTACTATATGCACATCAAATCCAGTATTAATAAGTCTTTGTGCTAATGCTTGTCCTTTAATTGTAGATAAAGTATCATCATAATCTATTGATACCTTTTCTCCAGCTAATAATGCCGGCGATATACTACCAGATGCCGCTTGACCAGGGTATGTTGATGCAATACTTGGTTGACCTTCATTTTCCTCTAATAAACCAAGCTCTCTTAATTTATTTCTACTCCAACTTAATGCAGCTTTACCACCCCATAACAAGTAAGATATAGTGCCACATGCATTCATATCATTCTCATCATAGTATGTTTCCGCTCTACTTAAATAGGAATACATTCTTTTTATCGTTTCTACTGATAAAGCTTCTCCTCTTGCTAACTGTTGTGCTCTTACCTTACCCGTTTGTGTTGCACATTTGTTATTATTTTTTTCATTTAGTTCTATACCCCTTTTGGCATTGTTTCTAATGCCACTACCATAATCAGCGTATGTTTCTAAATTAATGTTTTTTTTTACAATTTCTTTAATCTTAGCTAAAACAATTTCTGCTTCAGCATCATCTAAATCCGCAATATCTTTATCCAAAACCAAGTCAATAGCGGATGCAGCTACTAAATTATGTGAGAATAGACCTTCAATACTAAATCCTTTTACTTTACCAGTCTTTACAAAATCTTGCCATATATCCTCATTTGCAATCTTAAATGTTCCCATCCATGTTCCAACAGGTACATTGAAGCCATACATATTTGACTTGTCATTAAGTTTACTTTCTTTAATCCAAGACTCAACTAATGTTACACCACTAATAGGTGCAGTATGTTCTAATGTTGTTTTGTCAGTATATTTCTTTTCTAAATACATTTCTGACAATCTTTTTACTGTTTCAGGCTTAAAAAATACCTCATACATTTTATTTTCACCATCTAAGCGTTTTATTTTCTTATCAGGCACTAATATAGGCCCCATAACTAAACGCTTTTCGGCATTTACTGCAGCAAATTGAATTGCTTCTTTGTTAAAATACACAAAGTCAAGTTCAATTGCAGGGTTTTCTACTAATGATATAGCAAATACCTCATCAACATTATCGTCATCTATTTTTAATTCGTAAACTTCCATATATACTATTTAACTTTATTTTTATTTTTTTATTACAATGTTGCCGCTGAGTTTACTCTCCTATCAAATGCTTGTTTAGAGGATACATCCTGAGCTACTACATAAGTTTTTATTGGTTTTCTTTCCATACTTGTTGCAGATGCTACTGTTTCTCCAATTTGTGCAGTAGGATTTACACTAGTACCTGTTTGTATTTGTGGTACTGTTGTGCCTGATACAGTTGGTGACGGAATAGTAGCACTTACCGATGCTCCTTGCGAACCTCCAGCGCCTCCACCAGTTCCTGCACTTGTAATTTGTTGTATTGCTTTAGCTCCTGCTGCCACACTACCTGCTATACTTAATCCAGCACTAATTTTGTTTATTAAAATTTCAGTAGCTGCTAATGCTTGTCCACCTGGCACTAATGCGTATTTCAATTTAACTGCCGAATTAGCAGCATTTGTATTCATTATTATTTTTGCAATTGATGCAGCTTGTTCAATAACAACACCAGCTATTGCCAATGCTTTATTCTTACCTGCAAATTGTTGTAATACTCCACCAAATTGACTTACTAAATCAGCGTATTTTAATTGTAACTCTATTCTAGCATCTATCTCAGCCTGGTCAATCTCCATCAATTCTTTAGCCGTAGCTGACTTGATTGCCTTTCTTTGATTTTCTGTAAGAGTTATATCGCTTAATAATTCAGCTTCTTTTTGTTTAGTTAATTCTCGTCTTCTATCATAATCCAAACCAACATTAGATAATTCAGTTTCTATACCTAATAATCTGTCATCTAATGCTTTTTTATCATTTTCAGCTTTCTTTTCGGCATCGGCATCATCAAACTTTTTATTAATTGCATCTCTTTGAGCTCTATATGCTTCATCAATACCAACAGTATCAGCACCAAATTTAGCTGCTTGATTTAATAATTCTACATACTGTAATCTTGCATCATCTAATTCTTTCTTTCTTTCACTCTTTAATACATCACTACCAGCCTTTTTATACTTTTTAAGTTCAGCTAATAAATCCTCTTGTCCTTTAATAAAATCAGCTAATTCCTTTTCTCTTTGCTTTCTTGCTTCCTCAGCTGCTTTATCTCTAGCTTCTTTTGCCGCTTTATCTCTAGCAGCTTTAGCTTCTTTTTCCTTTTTGGTCATTCGTTTAAGACCTTCATCTACGGATTTAGTTGCACTATCATATCCATCTTTAACTGCTGTACCAATACCTTTAGCTGTTTCCTTTACATTATCAACAAAAGTAGTAAATCCTTTTTTAACAGTATCACCTACGCCGGCAACACCCTCTTTAATTAAATCTAAATCAAATGTGAATACACCCTTTAATACTTTACCTGTATTTGATGCTATGTTAATAAGCGTTGTAAAATAATTGACTAGGTTATTAATAATAAATCCACCTAATGCTTTAATTGTGCCAAATAATCCAGTAACTATGCCTGATAATATACCCATAGTAACCGATAATCCTTTCATTACCTTTTCGTTGGTTAATAAAGATAATGTAAAATCAGCCACCGCATTAGCAATAGGTTCTAATACAGCAAATACTGCATTCATTATTTTTTCAAATGCTTCACTAATTTTGTTTAGTTTCTTTTGTCCCTCCTCTGTTCTACTTAAAGACTCTTTGAATGCTAATATAGCACCAATAATTAATGTAACTACTCCTAATGATATAGCTAATGTTTTACCAAATGTTTCAACGCTTTCTTTAGCCATTTGGAAGCCTCTACCTATTTGCCCAATTGGACCAGGTAATGCAGCTAATTTATCCTCAATTTGACCTGATTGGAATGCTACTCTAGCTTGTGCGTCTTTTAATTGGTCTAATTTTTTACTTAATTCTGTAAATTCTTTTCCACCTGCTTTACCCTCTGATGCCAATTTTTGTAAGGCAACAGTAGTTTCTCTAATTTGTCTACGCAATGGGGTAAACTTACCGTCCGCTTGTTCGGCTTTATCACCTAAATCTTGTATCTCATCGGCACCATCAACATTAACATCAATGGTTGTTTCGTATGTAGTTTTGTTTTCTGCCATTATCTTTTACTTTTCCAAATTAGTTTTATCTGCTTTTTAGCTTCAGACATACTTTGTGGTATCTTGTACTTACCTTTTGCAATATCTATATTATGTGATACTCCATACAGGTTATCACTTTGCAGCATGTTTAATATATTCTTTAACATATCTATTTAACTATTTTGGACTAATCTTTCTTATACTCTGGTAATAGAGCGTAGTAATCACTCTTAAATTTAGGTTGCAATTTTACAGTACCTTCAATATGCTTAACAGCCGCATCTACTGCATTGTTTACATAATCAGGTCCTTTATCACCACCCATACCTGATACATGGAAAGTATTCATTCCCCAGCGATAAATCATAGTATATCTGCCTAAATCAGCTGTATATATTGTTGCGTTATGAAAGAATGTTATATAATTATCCTCACCCATGCTACTATCGTTAAATGGTATTCTTTCTATATATTCTTTTTTATATGTATTACCATTATTAATGCTGTCAGACAATGCTTGATACTTGTTTTCGCAAAAGAAATAATGCTTTTGGCATCTATAAACATCCATATTTGGTCTTAGCTCTCTATATTGTGCATGTAGTGTTAAAGCCCAAGGTGCCATTAAATCATCATCATCTAATCTATATATGTAATCACCTTTACATTGCTTAAAACCAAACTCTAACTTTCTACTAATTGAACTAAAGCGTTTATCGCAGTTAATAATTCTAACTTTTGGATTGTCAATTTCATATTTGACTATTGGGCTATCATTAATAATAACCATTTCAGCTTCACCATCCCAGTCTTGCGATAAGAAAGAGTGTATTGCTTCCTCTAATAAGTGATGTCTTTGGTAAGTAAGTGTTAATACGCTAATCATTGTTCATTTGTTTATATTTTTCTATGTCTTCATCTGCCACTCTAACATAATCTCCCAGTAAAGAAGTAGCTGACATTGTGCCACCAACTCTTAAATTCTTTAATATATATGCGCCTCCGCTTACATTATGCATCAAGTAATCATCACCACACGCTATTTTAAGCCATAGTGGTATTGGTGTATAGTTGTGCTTCTCTATAAACATCAGGCAACCCCATCCCGGTGGACGCCTATCAACTTTCTCTAACTCATAAGGTAAATCCCTATCAATCGGGTCATAAGCACTACAACACATTCCTATTACGCCTGTATCCATGTGGTCTTTAACCCATTCAAATATATCACTGCTAAATAATATGTCATCGTTTGCAATAGCTATCTTACTGTAATTAGCAAAACTAACTCCTAAATTCCAAGCAGGGTTTACATAAATGTTTTCTTGCTGTGGTAATACTCTAAGCTTTGTGTATTGCTTATTTAATTTGTCACTAGCAGCATTATCGTTGTCAATTAGTATTATCTCACCAACAAGTTCGCACTGCTCATAGGCGTCAAGCATAGTGTGTATATGAGCTGACCTCCAAAGCGTAGGAATTATTACTGTAAATTTAGAATGCATGTATTTTATTTCTTACTTCGTTTAATATCCAAGTTGACGGAGAATATAGTTCATCGGTCAATTCAGGCAATAACCATTCCTGTTTCATATCTTTGCTGTGTAACCATAAATGCGAAAGGTGAGGGTATCTATCCACTATTTTATTATAGAGGCTTAAAGCAGTGTCTCTGTTACATTTATAGCTACCCCACTCCATACTATCTACATTAGGCATTTCTTTCCATAAGTCACACATCTCACCACCATACATGCATCTATCCCAGTAAGACGAACCGGCAACAAAATCCTCATACAAATACAATAGCGTTAAAGCAAAATTAAATTCAACTCCTATTTTATCTATATTAGCTTGTATTGTTTCATGTGTCAACGATTGCCAACTAAAATTATCACCTATGTATATTGCTTTATCTACGCTTGTTATTTTAGGATTAGATAATAGTTGCAATAAAAAGTTTGAGTTAGGTTCAAAATTATGCCAACAGTCATTGCGTGGAAACATTGGTATATTATCGTATCCTCTTATTTCTCTATGCTTACCGTCAATGCATTGTTCGTCTGTAATCTTATTGTAGAATGAGGTATGCGGGTCATAACTACGGCAAACTATATTCTTTGTGTCAGATATTGGTTTAATAGCTAAATCGTCTGTATCAATGTAAGTTCCACCATACTTGTAAAGCAATATAAATCTCATTAAATCGCTTAATTCTCTAGGGCTAGTATGCAAATAATGCTTTTCTAAATGCTCATAAGGTATAGGTAATCCTTTGAACATTTCATTTGTCCATCTAAAAATTATTATATCATATCTAGCATCTAACATATCTTTTGTTATAGTATTACTAAATAAGCATATTTTTCTATTAGGATTGAATACTCTAGTTGAATACAAGCAATCTTGCAGTATCTTTAAGCGTGTTGGGTGAATGTGTCCCTCCCAAAAAAAGTATATGGTATCTATATTAAGCATGAGATTTTGGCTGTTTTTTGTATCAATTCCCAGTAATGATATGATGCACTATCTTTTTTTACTTGAATAGTCTCATTATATGGTAATTTATTTATGTAATCTGCTTTGTAAAAATAGCCATCTTTATTGCTTGTTACGCCGGCATTATGAAAGATATAAAATTCATGCCATTCTTTTTCAGCTGAAGTTGCCCAAGCAAATGTTAAATCGTTATGACAAACAGTTTCCTTTCCACGCTTCCACCCATTCCATAATACAGCCCACATATCAGCACACCATATTTGTAATTCGTGGTGAGTTGGGTCTAATTTTTTCTTTTTGTTGTTAAGCTCCGTAATATCCTTAAATAGTCTTTCACTATCTGCTTCAACATCTCTCCAATAATTTGCATCTACACCTTTTAATATATATTGTGCACCTATACTGTTTAATTCATTAGCTTTAATAATGTCAGCATTCATTCCAGTTATATCACACATAGCATCCAAAACATCTTGTCCTTTAGATAATATATAATCATGTCCTATATACCATCTACAATCGCTACCATACCACTTATCATCATTTTCAAATTGCTTAAAGTCTGGCAACTTTGTAAATACTATATCGCAATCATGATAGAATATAGTATCTTTCCATATTTCCGGTCTAGCTTCCCAATGCTGTCTTAATACATTAGGACGGATAGAGGATATATAGTGTTTAGTTTCTCTAGTATCATCATAAAAAAAGAAGCGAACTGTGTTATATCTATTAGCCAATTTAGACCAATCATCAGGTATTTCTCCATTAGGCTTCCAGCAAACAATATCTATGTGATTAGGATTTATACCTAGTTCCATAAAATTGTTTATCATTACCTCTACTTGCCAACTATAATAAGTTGTAGCTGGTTGTGCGCATATAAATCTCATAATTAGTATTTGTTATAGTAATAAGTATATATCAATTACAATTTACTAACTCGGAGGACAAGCGCAATCTATACAAACTCCAGTAGCAAATGCGTTACAACTATTACTAACTATTGATTGTGCACAGAAATTAAAGTATAATCCAGCATCCTGTGGTGGTATCTCAATAAGTGTAAGATTACCATAACAATCATAGTATTCAACAGTACACTCACCAGGTGCTATAAATTCATAACAATCGCTTGGTTGAATTGTTGTTGTGCTAGTCGTTGGTGCAACAGTAGTAGTTGGCACTGCCGTAGTAGTAGAAGTTGTAGGCGCTGCCGTAGTAGTTGGCACTGCTGTTGTAGTGCTTGTAGTAGGAGGCGCTGTTGTTGTACTTGTTGTTGGCGGAGCCGTAGTTGTACTTGTTGTTGGTGCAGCTGTTGTAGTAGGCACTGCTGTTGTAGTGCTTGTAGTTGGAGCTGCAGTAGTTGTAGGAACTGCCGTAGTAGTTGAGGTAGTTGGTGCTATTGTTGTTGTAGTAGGACTTAAAGTAGTGCTAGTAGTTACAGTGCAACAAGTTCCAAAATCAATTATCTGACCTTCAGTTGGGTATTCAAATGTAATAGTTGTTGGTTGAATACATTCGTATATAGTATAAGTTCCTGCTCCATAATATCCGCTTGAGCTATTACCGAAACAATCAGTATAACTTACAATACCAGGAAGCGTTACTTCAATCTGCACTTCGTATTGACAAGGACAAAGTGTTGTAGTTGTTGTTGGTGCAGCTGTTGTAGTAGGCACTGCTGTTGTAGTACTAGTTGTTGGCACTGCTGTTGTAGTACTAGTTGTTGGCGGCGCTGTTGTAGTGCTTGTAGTTGGTGCAGCTGTGGTTGTACTTGTAGTAGGAGATATAGTTGTAGTAGTAGGACTTAAAGTAGTAGAAGTCGTAACACTGCAACAAGTTCCATAATCAGTTACAAATCCAGCTGCTTCTAAACCGAAGTCAATACTAAATGGTTGAATACAGCCAGGCATAGTATAATTACCAACACTATATCCACCTACTTGCGTATCACCAAAGCAATCAATCCAAGTTATAGTTCCTGCTGTTGTTACAGTAATCTGCACTCCTGATTGACAAGGACAAAGAGTTGTCGTTGTAGTAGGTGCTGCAGTTGTGGTGCTAGTTGTCGGTCTAATAGTAGTTGTACTTGTAGTAGGTCTAGCAGTAGTAGTTGAAGTTGTTGGTGGCGCTGTTGTTGTGCTTGTAGTTGGCGCTGCCGTAGTTGTTGTGCTTGTAGTTACAGTACAACAAGTTCCATAATCAGTTACAAAGCCTGCAGCTTCTAAACCAAAGTCAATGCTATATGGTTGGATACATTCAAAAATTGTGTAATTACCATTTGAATAACCACCACTTTGAGTTACTCCAAAGCAATCAACATAAGTAATAATACCAGGTGTAGTTACAGTAAATTGAACTCCTGTCTGACAAGGACAAAGTGTCGTTGTAGTAGTTGTTGTTGGCGATGCAGTTGTGGTGCTAGTTGTAGGACTTAAAGTAGTTGAGGTTGTTACTGTGCAACATGTGCCATAATCAGTTACAAAGCCTGCAGCTTCTAATCCAAAATCAATACTAAATGGCTGGATACAACCAGGTATAGTAAAGTTGCCAACAGTATAACCGCCAGTTTGTGTTACACCAAAGCAATCAACCCAGCTTATTGTTCCTGCAGTTGTAACAGTAATTTGTATATCTGCTTGGCAAGGACAAAGTGTTGTAGTAGTAGTAGGCGTTAATGTAGTTGTGCTTGTAGTAGGTGATTTTGTAGTAGTAGGTACAGCCGTAGTTGTGCTAGTTGTAGGCGCTGCCGTAGTAGTGCTTGTAGTTGTTGGACTAGCAGTTGTTGTACTGGTAGTTGTTGGACTAGCAGTAGTAGTTGAAGTTGTACTTGTAGTAGGTGTTAATGTGGTTGTGGTTGTATATTCTACCTTATCTAATGCATTGGTAATAATAGGCCCTAACAACTGAATTTTACACTCACCTGTTTTTAAGTTGTAATCATTAATAGCTCTTAAATGATAATAATTGCCTCTCCATTGCACTATATCATTCAGCTTAATATCAAAATAGTCAGCTAAAGGAATAATTGCGGAGGCGTTAAATAATCTCGTTTTAGGATTATATAATAAATCTATATATGTCTCCCAATACCTTGTGTATAAAGAGTCAATAGGAGTTGTGCCGTATGGGCTTGTTTCGTTATTAAATAATAAAGAAAGGGAGCCTTGCGTTGGCTCTCCGCTGTAATGATTAAAGTAAGGGAAAGCGTTTTGTGGTAAATTCGCAGACCCGCTTTGTATAAAATAAGTTTCACTTTGTTTTAATCCATTGTAAAAATATAATCTAGGTAAGACTCTATTTGGGTTAAAGTTTTGGTCACTAATAAAAGACGGTATATATATTTGGTTTGACATATTAGCAAGCTATTATTGGTGAACTGGTTTTAATTGTTGCGTTAGTAACTGCTGATATGCAATCAATAACTTTGGTTTCTGTAACACAAGGAGAGCTACCACAATCTACATAAGCTGTTTGTGGATATACATAAGTTGCACCAGTAGCTCCATATCCAACAATTATATCAACTGTTTGAGTGAATGGTGAACCGACACAAGGTGTAATAGTATAATCAACTGAAACAATTATATCTGCTCCATAGTTGGTTGTTACATTACCCTGGTCATCATATAAAGTAATAGTAGTTGCATAGAATGTATCATCATAGCTAGTTCCTAAACAAGTAACCGGCACTAAACTATCAAATCCGTCAGCAACGCTTACCTCATAATTAGTAACTGCAGCTGAACCGGATTGCCCAGTACCTGTTACATATAATAATGGTGACGATGCAAATGTTGTTTTTACCTCAAACTTACCTTGTGAGAAATAGTTTGCTGTATCAATATAATAACTCTTACCATATTCTCTATTTGCCCCTTTACTAAATTGTTGTGACACATAGTCTGTATCTAGCGTATCTCCAAAATCTAGCTCATTAACTGCTAAATCATTTGCAGGAATACATTCAACTCTATCGTTAAGATTAATAAATTTGTTAAAGTCTTTTACTCTACCATTATTATACCAATTATTAAATGTCTCAACTATAAATGCATTAGGCTTTGTATTATCAGGGTATAGCACTAAATTAAATTTCTTTTGCACACCCTTAATAAAATCAACTAACTTAATACCAGTTGTTCCAAAAGGCATGTTGCTTGGAATATCTAATAGTAATCCCTCACCAGCATTCTTTACTTTCTTTAATTGTAAATAACTTTCTGGCTTACTGTTTGCATCTAAAAATATACCAAAGTTAGTTCCACCATTGTTTGTATATCTTAAATAAAACTTATATACACCAGGGTTTAAGTATCCACTATTGAATTGTTGTGCTACTGTATAAATTCTAGTAGCAGTTGGCACACCTTGCGTAATATCCGCTCTCTTAACATTATTAAAGAAAGTATTAACTGCATCTAAAGGCACAGTTGCATTTCCACTTGAGCCTGATATAACTAATTCAAATGCAGGAACACCATTACCAGGTGTTGAGGATTGTGATACCTCAAGCACTAATTTCATTTCACCAAGCAACGAGCTACTTATTGGCAAGTTATATTCTAAACTACTATTTAATAAGCCTGAGCGATTACCCTCAATACTATTCCAAGGTAATGCCAATTTACTACCGGCAGTCATTGGTGTTCTAGGAGTATATGCACTACTTGAGGGTGGCGAAGTTATTCTAAATGTGCCATAGTTTTCTAAATCAATAGATGCTGAACCATAGTAATCGCCTTCTAACTGTATGTATTTTAGATTATTATTACAAATCATATATACATTATTCAAAAACGGTTCATCCCAAAATTCGCTTGTATATGTATAACCTAATGTGTCAAAAACTGCATCCCATACCTCTTTTAATCGTATAGAAGGCTTCCAGTCTTGCACATTTAATGAACCTGAAGTTGTATTAATTCCAAATGTTGTATCGCTAGGTATAAAAGTCATTGCCTGTCCATACTCAGCCATTGGATATACTATTGCGCCATTAAATAATTCACCATTCCAACTAGAGGTAATTGCATTATATGAGGCAGTATGATTAAATTGTCTTAAAGAGGTCAAATCAGTAAGGAATAATCTATTTATATCCCTACTAAAGTTACTTACGCTACCAAATAATGATACTTCGTAAGACTCAATACCATCACTTTCGTAAAAATTAACTTTATTAAGCTGCAAATATCCACTTGCTATATAAATTCCGTCAAAATCTAAATAAGCCGGCACTTTTACATTGGTTGCAAACAAATAAGGATTGTCAACCGATATATCATATACATGCTCAAAGAAAGCGTTGTTCTTTTGTGTACCTGGCAGTAAAATTGTTCTAGAAAATTCAGCTGGAAGTACACCAATATCAAAAAGACCTGTAATGTTATTTGAGATTAATATATCCTCATCATTAAATAGGTCTAATATAACACTACCACTAGCAACTAATTTATATGCAATTACATTTGTATTCGTTACTCCCATTATATTAGCAATTTATATTCTTGTCCATATACAAAATCAAATGCGTATTGAATTGTTTTATCTACAACTCCAGTCTTAAATACTATTGAGTTTGTATCTATTGTTATAGGTCTTAATAAGCTATTTGCTTCATCATATACCCAATACGCTTCGTCAGACGATAGCAATTGTTTAATTATATCGTTATAGTCTTGATTAATAAAATTAGTATTTACAGACAATCCTTGCTTTGCATTGGATATATAAGTTTGATTTTGAGAGTCATAGTTATTATATGATAAGCTACTAGCATCCCAGCTACCAATTTGCGGTTGGAAATTCTTTCTATCAACTGAAAAGCTTGTTCTACTAACCATGTTAAAGTTAAACCAGTCAAATTGCCCAAATCTATTTTTCCATTTAATTCTTACATTAGGATACTTTTGTTGACATGCTATTTCATAACGAATAGGCGTCCCTAAAGCGGTTGCTCCTGAGTAAGCTTGTACTGTATAATACTCTAACCCTGCCGAGCTAAAAGGAAAGCCAGGTTGACCAGGAAAAAGGGGAAATTGAGCTATCTGTCCGCTTGTTGTAGTATTACCACTAACATTAACGCTTCCATTTGCATTTGAGCCTGAATAAATTATCTTTGTTGGGACTGTTGTTCCTACATTACCTACATATACTGCGCCTTGCCCTCTATTATTCTCAAAAAATGATTGAGTTGCAGGTCCACTAGTCATAATAGGCCAATGAGGAGTTTTGCTGTTTATTGCCTGTCCTATTGGCTCCTGAAATAACCCATAACCATCTAATGCTTTGTAAACTCCAGTAACTGCATGTGAGCCTGTTTGATAATTACCATTAGTATCATAGTATTGTGAATAAAAATCAACTTTGAAGTATTTTACATTTGAGGTATTCGCTTGTGCTAAATCAGTTAATGTAGAGTTTATTATTCTACCAACATCAAAAATACCAACTAAGCTAGTATTAGGGAATTTAACCAATGTATATTTTACACTACCACTAGCTGCTTCAGTACCATCCCAGTAATATAAATCACCCACATATTGAAATTGACTTGCAGTAACAGGCGTTGTGCTAGATACTGTAAATGCTATCGGTGATTGTGCTAATGAAGCAGTTGCTGGATATTGTGTTATTGTTAGAGCCATATTGTCTTTTACTATTTAACTTTATTTTATTAACCTGTATTACACCCTATTTAGATTTCCAATATTTGCCAAGTCTTTTTTCTAAACTAGCAAAGATTTCTGCATTAACTTTTTCTGCTGAATACTCTACTATCATATCTTTTAATCTAGCATCGTTTGAAGCTTGTGTTGCAAATGGCCTAGCTATCATATATCTTGTTCCAAAATTGACAAAGTAACCATAATACACAGTCTTCAAATCTAAAGTTATGCTATCAGGTTTATCTCCTACTGTTTCAATGACATCTATACTTTGTAATAACCTACCTGTTTTAATAGGTACTGGTGATTGCATTGTTAGATATGATTGTGCTAGAGTTTTATATGTTGTCTTTATTTGGTCTAGCGTTATCATTAGCAATCTCCTAAAAGGTTATATAAACATCTATCTCTATTATTGTGCGTAACTAAATCAAATGTAGCTACCCAACCAGCCAATCCATTATCAAAATTATCTCTAAATGGAACACAATTAATTACAGTGCTTATTTCAAATGCATCTGTTGTAGGTGACAATTGAGTAAATGCAATTAAGTCATTTAAGATATTAAGCGTATTTGTATGTATATCAACAACATCATCGGTGCCGTAAAATGCAATTATATCCTCATTTCTTTCGCCAATGCTTTCGTTATTTTTAAGTTTAACCTTATCAGCTACTGTTAATTGACAAGTAAATACAGTATTTTTATCGTTAAATGCAGTATTTGTAACCAATATATTACCAATAGGATATGTTGGGTACTCGTCTGTATCAACTGAAAATACATCACCTTGCGTAACTCTATTAATTGACGGGTGATTTGTCATTATTACTCTAAAATACTCAAGTAAATTGTAGTATAATGTAAAGCTTTTATTAGTATTTGCTGTAAAACATGCCATATATTATAGATTTATACCACCAAAATACGCGTTAGACATATCAGGGTAGATTTGTGTATTATTTCCTACGCTCTCCAAGTATTCAGGTATTTGAGTGCTATAAGATATTAAGTAATTTTGTAATCTAGTTGCATACCAGTCAGCGTTATTTGTAGCTTTTGCAAGTAAATAATCTATATCCCCTTTAGTTGGAGCTACCGATTGGTCACTTTGATGCTTAACTGCACCCTCACTCTTAAAACTAATTTGTGAGAAAGGAATATATTCTACACAACTATACCAAATAAGAGTTGGTTTTATATGTTCGTTGATTAAGTCTTGATAATATGGGCCTAATTGACTTATAGTGCCTGCTTCAATATCTGCTTGTAATTTGTAGAATAATACAGTACCTAAAAAGTTAAGCATGTATTTGTCTTGTGCTGTTCTTACAAATGGCAATAGTTTATCCGCATCAATTGCCCCATTTAGCGGTGTGTTTTTTATTATATCGTTTCTAGTAATAAATAGTGCGTAGCTCATAGGTTTTTATTTATATGTTACAAAGTTTTTAGAAAAGTTTGGATTTGAGGGGTGAAACTCTGCCAAATTTTCACTTTCAACAGGTGTTTGTTCTACTGACTCAGGGTTTTCGCTTGCATCATTTATATCAGTTTGCACCTCATCTACTGTTTGACCAGTTTCATCTGCTGTTTCTGACAAGATTACTAACGGAGTTAATTGTTCAAAGTATAATTGAGTATCAGTATAACCGCCAGCCTCTAATGCATCTGTAAGAATGTTTGTTATTACATTTTGAAAAGGAGTTATTGTCATTGTTTGTAAGATTGAGTAAGCCGTTTTCATTTCCTCTGACTGTGAGCTAAATCCATTATTCTCTGTTCTAATACCAAATAGTAATGGAGAGGTAATTCTATGTGCTACTAATATTCTATCTTGAGCGTATTCAGCTACATATTGGAATTTCTCATGTAAATTTTCTATATTGATTATATCCACAGTAGGCTTTTGTGCAACATCATCATTAAAACTCAACATAAATCTGCCGGCGTTTCTAGTGCCTGTAAATTTACGCTCAATTAAATCCTCTATTGTATCTCTCTCCTCTGGTGCAGGTACTCCACTATTCATATTAATCATCACTAACGGCAAGAAACCATTCTCAATGTTGTTTATATGTAAGTTAGATAATTCTGCCTCAGCCATAGTAAATTGTAATGCAGATACCCAATCAGGCAATGAATAATAGTATTTACCTGGCGTATAATTCTTAATCCATAATATCTCTCTTTGTTCTTTTGAAGTTCCGTAAGCAGGTATTCTAATCTTATTCTTTTGCGCTTTCATATCATACCAGTCAACGCAATAGTAATAATTTTGTATCTTAACATTGTCATAAAGCTTTTCCGCTCTTAAAGTTTGGATAGGCGTATGGTATAATTTTACAACTTTAGTATGGTCATCATTCCAAATTACTTGAAAAGCACCATTACCATATAATTTTAAGTCAAATACTACTCTACGCAACTCGTCTTGAGGTATTAATTTTGTCAATGCTTCAGTAAAAGCTTCGTTTTTAGTATATAGTCCCTTACCAAATATAAGGTCACTAATACCCTCTACACTAGCTGCATGAGTAGTTGAGGTATTATATGTTTGTGTAATGATTGGATAAAAGTCATCCTGCATATAAACACCGAATGGCACCCAATTATATCTTGTCTTTATATCCTCTCTTATTACAGGTACATCTTGCTGAGCTAGATTTACTATTGAAAAGTTTTGTTGTTGTTTCATATTAGTCTTCAATTATTATGTATTCGTTATCGCTTACTATTGATTTGTATTGCGTATTTTGATTTTGGTATGTTGATTTAGGTTCATTTGCTCTAATATCATATACTTGGATACTACCATGCCATACTGGAGTTGAACCTGATAAAATGGTTGCTCTATATTCACTAGCAACACTAGCACTTGCAATACTAGCTGTAAATGATAACAAAGACTCATATTCGTTGTATGATGCCGATATTATAGATTGACTTGTATTTGTTAAGGTGTACATATCTTGCAATTCCAACATAAGATTGCTTGTGGTGGTTAATTGCTCTGTTCTAAATGTAAATAGGTTACTTCCTGTTATGTAATAAGCTTGCATTATCATGTATTTATCTACTTATATAACGAAACGCTATATAGTTTTATTACATATAAGTATTGAGAGCATACAAAAAAAGGAGACCTTATGGGCCTCCTTTAATTATTTATATGCTATATACGAGATTAGCTATTTGTTCCGTAAACCACTGTTGGTGCATTACTTACACCAGCAAATGGATTATCTAATGTAGAGCCACTCAAGAAAGAAGCGTTATATTGCTCCTGTCCAGTAAATGTTACCGAGTATCCATAAAGGTCTCCCAACGCTGCTCCTGTTTGGATTGTTCCAGCGGTAAGGTCTGCACCTTCATTTTCACCAACTAACAATGCATCTCCAGCCATAGTATGAACCACAATTTGAGGTCTACCATAAGCCATTAAACGCAATTGAGTTGTCATCTCATTTGTAAGCTTTTTAAGATTTAATACTAATTCCTGTGAAAAGAATGTAGTACCATTTTCTCTAGAGCTATTTACAGTTTCCGTATATGCACTTGTACCTTTCAACTGATAATAGTATGCAGTTGAGCCGGACGGAAAGGCAGTTATTGGAGTGCCTTCGCCTGAAGTATGTGTGAAAGAACCTGTTGTGTAATTGATAAAGTAAACCCCTGCCAATCCACCAACGCTGTCTTTACAAACTTCATTTCTTCCTAATGTTAAATTACAAGCCATGTTATTTCTGTTTTAATTGTTTGTGTTGTTGTTAAAGTGTGGGGAGCTTCATTCCTACATGTCACTCCCCTTACTTTATATATTAGTATGCTCCGTAGTAAACGATGTCCTGTCCGATACCAAATTGAGTACCTGCAGTATATCTCATAATTACTCTAAAGTTTTGCGAGCCATCCAAGTCAGCCATATCTAATACTTTAACTTCGTTGTAATCGCTCATTAAGCCAGTACCAAAGAATAAGTTAGATTTTTGTGCTGCTACCATAGTTGAAGCTGCCATACCAGGACACATAACGATTTCAATACCATTAAAGTTGAATGGTTTTTCACCCACATTCAATTGATTGTTCCAACCGTTAGCACCTACTGCACCACCTGCTAATGCTTGTTGGTATGCTTTTGCTACATTTGTTGGCACATAAATTAACAAGTCTTCCTTACCATAAACTGTATCAGGAATAGATTGAACTAAAGAGTCCAATTTAGATAACACATTCGCTGAAGTTACTGAACCAGATATGATTGCTGAGCTACCACCTGTTGCTCTTGCTGGTAATACATCTGTTGCTCCACCTACTGCGATTGATGCAGAGAAAGCTGTTTGTAAACCACCAAATGAACCATTAGTTGCTTCAACACCTTGCCAAATAGCGATTTCAGTTGCTTCTCCTACTTTTCCACCAACATAAGATACCAAGTAATCGGTAAATGATGCAGGGATAGTATCAAATGCACTGTATCCTAATTGTAAAGCTTCCCAAGAGTTTACGAAGTTTTGCTTACATAATTGTAAGTTTACTTGTAATTCTTTTGGAGTGATAATTCTTTCAGTTAATGCTACTGAACCTGTTGCTGTAAAATCGCAAGAAGCGTTTGATATAATGCTATCAACTGCTAATTTAGAGATTACCTCTTTGTACTTAACATTCGGCATGATTGTTATGTACTTGTTATCCAGCGTTTTAGCTGAAAGTAAACTTGCTGCAATATATTTTGAAGCAAATTCACCAGCGTAAGTACTAGTTACAACTGGATTTGTAAAGTTTTGATTTTGTCTCATCTTTTTTTTGTTTATTTTAATTAGTTGTTGTAAAGTCTATTCAAGAATGTCTCCTGATAGTTCCCTACTGAATTTTTAGTTTTTGTGTTTGCAACCGCAGAAAGATTAGTGTTTTCTACTGGAGCTCCGTCTAATTTTGGTAATTTAACATCGTCTTCCATTTTAACATCTGCTTCTTTCTTTGTTTCCTCTACTGGCTTCATTGCTGCTTCCATAATAGACATTTTCTTTTCCATTTCCTCAATACGATACTGCAATTTCTCAACCATTGCACCCATATCTGTATCTGCTGGTATTGGTTCAGCGTCTTCCTCTACACCATCTCCTGAAGGCAACGGGTCCATTTCAGCTAATTCCTTAACTTCATTTGCCTTGTCCTCCATAGTTGTGTTTGGAAGTTCTTTTGTTTTTACTGTTTCTGCTTTCATTTCCTCAGCGTCATCGCTTTCTGGCAATTCAACATTTTCTCTTTCTACAATTTTACCATCTTTAGTGATAACCTTAAAGCGGCTTTCGTAGCCTTCGCTATCCTTTAACACTAATTCGTGTTCTCCGTCTGGTGCTGGAGATTTTGTTCCATCCTCTGACACAACTTCTAACGGTTGGTCTACATCAAAACTAGGAGAATATACAATAGTGCCATCTGCTAATTTTGCGTAAGTTTCCATTTGTACAGGCTCAGCAGCTTCATTAAACATACCGATTATCTTGTCCAAAACTGTTCTTGCATTCATATTATTTTATTTTATTTGTGCTTTATATATATAACGATTTATTGTTTATTTTTATTGATTTTTATTAACTTATTCTACCTAGCTTTGGGTCATTGATTACATACCATATAGTTACAAATCCACCTGAACCATTACCACCTACTCTAGTTGCTCCACCTTGTGCAAAGGCGCCTCCACCTCCACATCCACCGTTAAATGGACTTCCACCATCCTCATCTCCGTTTGCACCATTACCACCATAGAAATTACCACCAGCTCCACCACTAAATAGGCCGCCACCTCCACCACCGCAACCAGCGTAAACAAGGAAGCCAGTACCATCATAAACTTGGATACCATCTCCACCATTACCACCAGTTCCAGTAGCTCCAGCACCACCAGCAGTTTCTTGTCCACCACCGCCGCCACCAGCATCTGTTACACCTGCACCTCCGTTTTTATTACCTACTCCACCAGCAGTAGAACTACCAGCACCACCGCCACCAGCAGGTCCTATTGCTCCACCTAATGAGCCTGTTACACTATTTGGTATAGGTTGTCCATTCATACCAGCACTATTAGAGCCACCACCTGAACCACCATAAGCTATTAAACCTAATGCTTGTGTAGGGTAGCCTTCATAACCAGCTGAATTACCATAACCACCACCGCCACCAAATGCGCTATATTGCAATGGATAATTACCTTGTTGTAAAAAGATAGAGCCGGTTAATACTTGTCCGCCGCCTCCGCCGCCTCCACCATAGTTGCCCATCATAGAGTCTTCAGCTCCACCGCCTCCACCACCGGAACCTACAATAACATAGTTTACAGTACCACCACCTGTTACAGTAAAGATTTTATCTCCATAAGCTCCAGCAAAATAATGTGTAACTAAATACGAACCACTAAAATAAGTTTCAAAAGTATCATCAATTTTAGTTATTTTAATTGTTCCACCAGTAGCACCAAATCCACTACCAACAGGTTCCCAATTACCATTTACTCTATTTTCTAATGAGCCGGTTGTTGTATTAAATCTTAAACTTCCGCTTGGTGCATTAGCCGGTCTTTGTGCAGTTGTTCCTTTAGGTAAGTTGAATGAACCTGTAATACCTAAACTACCAGTAATCTCCGCAGAACCCGTATAAGGGAATGC